TGCCAGTCATGCAACTCATCGAAGGGCAGCAGATCACAGGGCTCTTTTTTAGGTAGAGTGCCTACCCCCCCTGTCTTTTCGGGCAGCCCCTCCCCAACACGATCAGTAATCCACCAAGACAGTCCGTTCACAGCCCGACCAGAACCAGATCAGTCCTGATGGTTGCAAAAGGTGGCAAAAGGTTACGAGGGGCAACCGAGCCAAGGCTTCACAGCCCTTATTTAAAGGGCGCTTCTAAGGTTGCAGATGTAATTGAGTTATCAGAACTTATCAAGATGCCACTATTACCATGGCAAAAGTTCGTGCTAACGGACATGCTTCGTGTGGATAAAAAGGGTCAATGGATACGCAAGACAAACCTGCTGCTGGTAGCCCGGCAGAACGGTAAGACCCACTTAACTCGTATGCTCATCCTTGCTCACCTGCTTAAATGGGATAGCAAGAACATCATTATCGCTTCATCTAACCGCTCGATGGCACTCGATACCTTTAGGCAGGTAGCCCATGTATTCGAGGCTAACGAGAACCTTATGGCGCTGGTAAAGCAGATCCGCTATGCCAACGGTACTGAGTCGATAGAGATGAAAGACGGCCGCAGGCTCGATGTCGTGGCCGCAACTAGAGACGGTGCGCGTGGTCGTTCAGCCGATGCCCTATTCCTTGATGAAGTTCGTGAATGGTCAGAGGAAGGCTACCGAGCGGCGATGCCGGTAACTAGAGCCAGACCTAATGCTCACACCTTCTTAACCTCGAATGCTGGAGATGCTTTTAGCGTAGTCCTAAACGGATTAAGAGAACGAGCGCTAGATAACCCACCTAAGACTTTCGGTTACTACGAATACTCAGCGCCTCAATACTGCAAGATAGATGACCCTAATGCGTGGGCGCTTGCTAACCCTGCGCTTGGTTATCTCGTAACTAAAGAGACCTTGGCGGAGAGTGTGGCTACTAGCCCGATAGAAAATACTCGCACAGAGTTGCTCTGCCAATGGATCGACTCCCTAAGTTCACCTTGGCCGCATGGCATCTTGGAGGATACGAGCGATAACAGCCTCACAATACCGCCCGGCGGCTACACAGTCTTTGGCTTTGATGTCTCACCTTCTAGGCGTAATGCTTCTCTCGTTGCTGGCCAGATATTGCCAGACGGTCGCATCGGAGTAGGCATCTTGCAGACTTGGGAGAGCGCAGTCTCGGTTGACGATCTTAAAATTGCTGCGGATATAAAAGGCTGGGCGGATAACTATCGACCTCGCCAAATCTGCTTCGATAAATACACAGCCCAGTCGATCGCGGATAAGTTAACCAATGCTGGTTGCATGACTCAGGACATCTCAGGCGCAGCGTTCTATCAGGCTTGCGGAGACTTACTCGATGGCTTGGTTAACCTTCGCGTGGTTCATTCTGGTCAGGCTAACTGGATACAGCAGATGAATAACTGCGCGTCTAAAGTTAATGACTGTGCTTGGCGTATCGTTAAAAGATAATCGGCTGGAGATGTCTCTGGTGCTATCGGTACTGCGATGGTCGTGCATATGCTTTACAAACCACAACAGGTAGCGGCTATCTACACCGAATGACCTACATCTAGTGTATAATTGCACCCTATGGGTATCTTTTCGCGCAAGCCGCTAATCGTAGAAGCGCAAGCAGCGCCACAGGTAATGGGCGAAAACTTACCCTCACTTTACAACTCAATAGCCTTACGCGTATCTCGTAAAGACGCTATGTCTGTTCCATCAGTAGCCAGAGCGCGCAACCTTATCTGCGGAACTGTCGCATCTATACCTTTAGAGTATTACAACAAGCGCACCGGCGAAGTTATGGCCGCACCTCGTTGGATCTCACAACTTGCTAAGAACCAGCCATCATTCATCACCCTTAACTGGCTCGTTGACTCGTTACTTTTCTACGGAGTTGCCTACCTTCGTGTAACCGAGCGCTACGCCGAGGATGGCCGACCATCAGCCTTTGAATGGATCGCTAACACTCGCGTAACTTATACGACTGATCTCGAAGGCATAATGATTACTCAGTATTATGTTGATATTCAACCTATCGACATGAACGACATCGTAACCATTCAAGGATTAGATGAAGGCGTACTAGAACGCGCCGGGCGCACCATTCAGAGCGCGATAGATATTAACAAGGCCGCATCAGTAGCCTCAGCAACTCCGATGTCTAGCGGCATCTTAAAGAACACAGGCGCAGACCTACCACCAGCAGAAGTCTCTGGACTTCTATCCGCTTGGAAGCGTAGCCGCCAGAATAACTCGACTGCTTATCTAACTTCTACTTTAGAGTTCCAGTCCACACAGTTCTCACCTAAAGACATGATGTATAACGAAGCAATTCAGAACCTATCTACTGAAATTGCTCGCGCTATGAATGTTCCAGCCTATTACTTATCGGCTGATCAGAACACGACCATGACTTATGCGAATGTTCAGGATGAGCGTAAGCAGTTCTACGCGCTATCTATCGAGCCTTACATCCAAGCAATTCAGGCTCGCCTTAGCATGGATGATATTTCAACTTCTGGCCATGAGGTTCGCTTCGCGGTCTTTGATACATTCTTAAAGAATGATCCGTTGGTAGAACTTCAGGTTATTGAGAAGTTGCTAACTCTCGGACTTATTACAACTGAACAAGCGATGGAAATGACTGACTTAACACCTAACGGAAGTGAGGGGATCTCGTAATGGAGACTCTATACATCGAAGCATCATCTATTGAATGCAGCGAGGAACGCCGCGAAATCTCAGGCAAGATCGTGCCTATGGGAACTGGCGAAATCGGTAACACTAATCTTGGCGGCGTAGTCTTTGAAGCAGGATCTATTGAGATAGATGACCCTTCTAAGATCAAGTTGCTATCACAGCATGATGTTAAGAAGCCTATCGGCCGCATGATGACTGCCACAGTTCGACCAGATGGCATCTATGCAACATTCAAGTTAAGCCGCTCAACCGGCGGCAACGATGCGCTAGTTATGGCGCAAGAAGGACTAGTTAGCGGTCTCTCAGTAGGTGCAGAGATTATCGCATCCGCACCTTCACGCTCTGGACACACCGTAGTCACAGCAGCGAAGTTAAAAGAAGTTTCTCTAGTTACTGAGCCAGCCTTTAAGTCTGCTCAGGTATTAGAGATCGCAGCAGAGGAAATTGAACTCCCTGCTGAACCAAACACACAACCAGAAAGCGAGGCGGTCGTGGAAAATACTCCAGACACCGTAGCAGCACCAGAAGTTGAGGCAACGGCTGTTGAAGCCGCACGCGCAACTGTTCCAGCAATGGCTTATGTAAAAGAGCGCGTTGCACCAATTTCATCAGCACAATACCTAGAAGCATCTATCAAGTCTGCTCTAGGCGATGACGAAGCACGCCGCACAGTTCGTGCAGCAGATGACTCAACATCAACTAACACAGGTCTAACACTTCCAACACACCTTAACTCATTCATCACAGACACCTTCTCAGGCCGCCCAGCGTTTGATGCAGTTACTCGTCAGGCGCTAGTTGAGTCAGGCATGTCCTTTACAGTTCCACGCCTTTACACAAACGCTTCATCAGCAGACACAGCACCAGCAGTAGCAGATGTTAACGAAGGTGCATCTGTAACAGATACAGGCATGACTTCTGCTTACGACACAGTTACAGTTAACAAGTTCGCCGGGCTAAACCGCGTTTCTTGGGAACTCATCGACCGCAGTTCGCCCGCCTTTATGGAATTGTTGATGGCTGAGTTGAGAAAAGCCTACGAGTCAGCAACAGACAAGGCACTTATCGCCGCGTTCACAGCAAACGGAACTCAGGCAACTTCAGTTGCTACAACAGCAGCAGGACTTCAGTCATTCATCTCTGTAGAAGGCGCAGCCGCATACAAGGGAACTGGCGGAGACTTCGCTAACAAGTTGGTTGCATCAACTGACCAATGGGCTGCTATCTCAGGATACGCAGACACAACAGGCCGCGCACTTTACTCAGCGCAAGGCCCAACAATGAACGCATCAGGCGCAACAGGAGTTGCTTCATCAACACGCGGCAACATTCTCGGAACTGATCTTATTGTTGATCACAACATCACAACATCAGGACTTATTGACGAGTCAGCATTCCTCGTTGCACCAGGTTCTGTGTACTGCTGGGAGTCTCCACAGACACAACTTCGCCTTAACATCTTGACCACAGGCGAACTTGAAATCGCACTTTACGGCTACCTCGCAATTTATGTGGGCAAGTCTGGCAAGGGCGTTCGCCGCTTCAACATGACTGCCTAATAGCAGTTAACTAAGTCGCTGGAGGGGTAATGCCCTTTTACCCCTCCAGTCTTTAGAAAGAGGATCAAATGTCTTACACAACAGTTGCAGAGTTACGCACCGCCCTTGGCGTTGGCACTCTCTACGCTGACGCGACCCTACAGTCCGTCTGCGATGCTGCTGATAATGTGTTGATCCCTTTTCTATGGACTAATTCGACTCCAGTAATCGGGCATAGCAATACAACTAATACCGGCACTTCTTACTTTCAAGATCGTGTCGATTATGTGTTCTATGTTGGACAGTCTCTCGTCTTTACAGGTTGTGGATCAAAGCACAACGGCAACAAGACTTTAACTGGCGTGGGTGAGTATTCAGTTACTTATGCAATTACAGGCAATAACAATGTGGCTACGCCTTACCACCCAATTAACCCTTATGGCTCAGCAGCCGCAGACACTTATGTTGATTACTCAACAGTTCCAGCGATCCAAGAAGCAAGCCTGATGATCTCGATCGACATCTGGCAGAGCCGCCAAGCACCATCGAGCGGCGGCGTTACAGTTGACGGATACGCACCTAGCCCATATCGAATGGGTAATACTTTGATGGGTCGCGTTCGTGGATTACTTGCACCTTACTTAGCGCCCGGCTCGATGGTTGGCTGACCATGGCCGCGATCTCAACACTTCGCGCCACTATTGCAGCAGCGCTAGTCGATAACTCACTTTGGTCAGTATTCTCATTCCCACCAGCAACACCGATCGTTAACAGCGTTGTGGTTAGCCCGGCAGATCCTTATGTGACTCCGACTAATAACTCGCGCAATACTGTCGCGCCACTTGCTAACTTTAATCTTAATATATTCGTTCCGCTTCTCGATAACGAGGGCAACCTAAATGGAATTGAGGAGATGCTAGTTGCAGTCTTTAACAAACTAGCGGCATCCTCGATCGTCTATAATGTGGGAGATGTGAGCGCGCCTAGCGTTCTCAATGCTGCATCGGGCGATCTACTGACTTGCTCTCTGCAAGTCTCAGTCCTAACGAGTTGGAGTTAACATGACCCTTGAACAATGGGAAAAAGACAACGCAGCGTTCCTGATCAAGATAGGTCAGACCGCTTCAGCAGCACCTAAACCAGCAACTAAGAAAGATGAGGAATAACCGATGGCAGTATATCTAAGCAACGGAGTAGTTCTTACTGTGAATGCGGTAGATCTCTCAACACTAGTAAGCGCAGTTACAATTAACCGAGCATTCGATGAACTCGAAGTTACAGCGATGGGCGATAGCGGCCACAAGTTCGTTAAGGGCTTGGAAGCATCATCTATCACTATCGACTTCTTTAACGATGAGGCATCAGCCAAGACTCTCCAGACACTTCAGACTGTGTGGGGAACTAGCACAACTGTTACAGTCAAGCAGACTTCTGCGACAGTATCAGCAACTAACCCACTTTACACAATGTCTTGCTTGGTCAATAACACAACACCTATCAACGGTGCAGTTGGCGATCTTTCAACACAGTCAGTAACTTGGAATGTTAACGGTACTATCGCAGTAACAACAGCGTAATAAATAACTAAGGGGCAAAAGCATGGCAAAACTAAAGGTCACAAGGGCAGACGGAAGCGTTAACGAGTACCAGATCACACCAGCGATCGAGTACGCCTTCGAGCAATATGCAAAGAAGGGCTTCCACAAAGCCTTTAGAGATGACGAAAAGCAGACCGATGTATATTGGCTCTGCTGGGAAGCAATCCGTCGGTCGGGTGAAACCGTTAAACCCTTCGGAGAGTCTTTTCTAGATACATTGACGCGAGTCGAGGTTCTAGACGATGACCCTTTGGAGTAACGCGAGAGTCCTTCACCTATCTCGTAGCGAGACTATCGCTGGAGACTGGACTCTCGCCAC